CCGAGTCCACATTAAGCCCTGTACTATCAGAGCGTGGAGGGGGTGGAGGATACGGACTTGTACAGTGGACACCTCAAAGTTCTTTGATAGACCACTGTAATATCCTGGGATTATCTCCTTATAGTGACGGTGACGTCCAATTACAAGTAATCCTTTCCGAAGTTCGGAATCGACCGGGCGTGGAGGAATGGTATTCGAGCGGAGCATTTATCTCTCCTTATTATAATAGTGGAGCTACAGCAGATATGATAAATGTTACCGGAGATGCGTTTCTTCAAAATACAATGGGGTGGGAACCGGGTAAGTTAGCCATACTTTTCATGGCGGCCTATGAAAGACCATCTTATGACCCGAGTGTCAACCACTATCAAGCCCGAATGGAAAATGCTCGTAAGTGGTATGAGTACATTACAGGTTTACCCCCGGAACCACCAGACCCGGGGGTACCAACAAACACAAAACTTCCCATTTGGATGTATGGGAGAATATTATAAATGTTTCACGTGAAACATTAGAAAGGAGAATCAATGGCAATATTAACTAAAACGGGTATGGATAAAATACTCCGTAGAATCATGGAAACCGGGGGCCTAACCGAAGACATGGAAAGAGACATTGATAGGCTTCGTTCAGATTTTGATGAACGTGAGGGTATGCTTCGCAGGTACGGAGAAACTTACGACGGGGAAGATATGGATGAATACGAATGGAGAGGAAGAGATGATGAGTCCCGGGAAGATAGTGATAGGGACGATAAAGATATTTATACTCCCCGTGAAGAAGCAAAAGATTATGAAGATTGGCGTGGACGTTATGAAGAAATGCGTCAGCGTTACCTTGACCGTTTCTTCGGTGGAAGAGACGAAGGAGAAGAGTACAGGGAAATTATGAGAGAAACCGAAGAGGATGTCAGAAGAGACGGTGAGCCTCAGACATTCGACGAATTATTAGAAAGAACGGAGGGTTAAGAATATGCCTACAAAACCAACAATGGTAAATACAAATATAAACATGTTACAGAGTGCTGATATTTTAAATACAACCAGAAGTGAACTGGGGGGCACTTATGCAGATATAATTCCTGCCGCTATTAAGCCGGGAGATGAATTGCCAAACGGCAGAATTGCTACACAGGCAGATGCAGTAGCACAGCTTCGTAGTATTGGCGAAATTATGATGACATATCAGCCTATGCAGAATGCATTCCTGTCCGCTCTGGTAAACAGAATCGGTAGAGTTATTATTACTTCCAGACTGTATGAAAATCCCTGGGCAGGATTCAAGAAAGGACTCATGGAGTATGGAGAAACTATCGAAGAAATTTTCGTAGCTCTTGCAAAACCGTATCAGTTTGACCCCGTAGTAGCTGAGACTGATGTATTCAAACGTAGAATCCCGGACGTCAAGGCCGCATTCCATTCAATGAATTATCAGAAGTTCTACCCGACTACTGTTTCCAATGACCAATTAAGACAGGCATTCCTATCATGGCAGGGAATCACTGACTTAATCAGCCGCATTATTGAACAGGTTTACACCGGAGCAAACTATGATGAATTCCTTGTCATGAAATACCTTATTGCACAGGTTGCATTAGAGGGTGGGATTTATCCTATGAGCATTCCTGCTGTAACGGCTGACAATGCTCGTGAGGTTACTACTACCATGGTAACTATGGCAAGAGACTTGTCCTTCATGAGCAACAAGTACAACTACGCAGGAGTAACAACCTACACTGACCCGCGTTACCTGTACATGATTCTGACGAACAAATTGTCTGCAATCTTTGATGTGGAAGTATTGGCTCTGTCATTCAACATGAACAAAGCTGAACTGTTAGGCCGTCAGGTATTCGTAGATGGTTTCGGTGATTTCGACGAAGACAGACTTGCTCTCATTTTCGCAGATGACCCGTACACCACATACACTCCATTTACAGATGAACAGAAAACAGCGCTTGCATCTATCCAGGGATTAATGGTTGACGAAGCGTGGTTCATGATTTTCGACAACTACTACAACATGACTGAGATTTACAACCCGGAAGGACTGTACTGGAATTATTTCTACCATGTATGGAAAACATTTTCTGTCAGCCCATTCAGCAATGCAATCCTGTTCACAACAGGTACACCGACAATCACAAGTGTGACTGTAACACCCGCTACTGCTACTGTTAATCCTGGTTCCACCTTACAGTTATCAGCAGAAGTAGCAGTGGAAGGTTTTGCACCGAAAGATGTAATCTGGACTGTTACCGGAACTTCCGCAGTGACTTCTACCATCAATGAAACTGGATTACTGACAGTACCTACCACTGAAGTAAACAGTACCTTAACTGTCACAGCTACCAGCGCATTTGACGGTACAAAAACTGGAACCTCTACAATTACAGTTTCGCAACCGGCAGGATAAGGAGGGTAATAAATGAACGTTGTACCAACTTCGCCAATTACCACTGTGCGTATGTTGACCAATGTTCCCCTCGATTCCACCTATACGGACACACTGACTTTTAGCAGTGCGTCCGCACAGGCATCATATTTTGCAGGAAAGGCACAACAGACATTTAGCAACCTTACACCTGTCCGCATTACGAATGCAATTCGCATTCCCACTAGTGCGGACAGTGTGTACAATTGCAATTATGTCATGTTCCAGAATGCAAACTTTGGTAGTAAATGGTTTTACGCATTTATCAAAGAGATTGAATACGTCAATGTTAACATGTGCATGGTTCATATTGAACTGGACGCAATGCAGACGTGGATGTTCAACTACACTGTAAAACCATCCTTTGTCGAAAGGGAGCATGTAACCGACGATACACGTGGTGCCAATTTAGTCCCAGAAAATTTAGAACTGGGAGAGTATGTTTTTGCAGACCATAATAAAAGTGGACTGAGCAACAGCAGTAGGATTTATGTTGCGTCAACCGTAGACAGCAACGGGGAGAATGTGGAAGGTGGAATGTATGGCGGAACCTATGCAGGAGTAAACTATTATTCCTTTGCAACAGCCGCAGATGCGAACGCTTACATTTCAGCACTGACAACGGCTAATAAATCAGAAGCAATCGTGTCTGTGTTCATGGCTTGCCCTCAGTTATTCCCTACTAAAGATGGTGGCCCTGCTCACGTAGAATTTTCCATCAACAACCTGTTCGATAACTTCCAGGGATACAGACCGAAGAATAATAAGCTCTTCACATATCCATACTTCTTCCTGTACTGCACTAACTTACAGGGAAACACAGCAGAGTTCAGATACGAGTTCTTTGACAACCCAGGGAAATCAGACTTCACCATGTTTGGAAATGCAACCTGTAATCCTACTATCACGCTTGTTCCTTTAAACTACAAGTACCCGGAAGGTAACGGTAACTTAAATGAGAAGATGACGCTTGACGGTTTCCCTCAGTGTGCGTATAATATAGATACGTACAAAGCATGGCTTGCACAGAACGGAGCGTCAACAGCAGTTAGTGTTCTGGGTACAGCAGGTGGAGTTGCGGCAGGAATCGCAGGTTCCGTTCTGAGCGGTGGCACACTTGCAATCGCAGGAGCTATTGGGGGTGTAACCGCAATTGGTTCAACCGTTGCCAAAGTTACAGCTACATCCGCTAAACCTGCACAGGCAAAAGGCTCACCCGGTGCGTCAAGCTTATATGACTATGGTGTCCTTGACTTCCATTTCTATAAGACAACAATCACAGCAGAGTTTGCCCGCATCATTGACAATTTCTTTGATATGTTCGGTTACGCAGTCAACAGGGTGAAGGTTCCAAACATCACAGGTAGACCGTCCTGGAATTATGTGAAAACTACAGATGTGAAAATTGTAGGTTCCATACCCTTCGACGACATGAACACAATCAAAGCTAACTTTAACAGAGGTATTACATTTTGGCATGGTGACTGGGTAGGTGACTACACCCGTGCTAATAAATAGGAAGGGGCGATAAAATGGGACGCAAGAAAAACAGATGGCCTTCTGCCCAGATAAATAACCAAACATACATTGACTATTATCAGCGACTCATGGAGTTCGCTATCAACATGTTTGAGTGGAGAAACCTTCCACCGACAGTTGATGAGAGATTCCTTGAATTAACGCTCTATGAGAAAGGCTACTGTCTGTATTTTAACGACGAGGTAGTGGGCAATTTGGCATTGACTTGTACAATCGGTGGAATGTTGGATGTGTACCGGATTCCTACAGAGCGTAGAGCATTTGCGGTCAATGGTTACAACAAGATTTGTACATCCCAGGACAGTGTGCTGATTTTCAACAACTACCTTCATACACCGACCATCCTCACCATTGAACTGTTCGCACGAAGACTATACGAAATCGAAAGAACGATTGATGTCAATGTCAAGGCGCAAAAGACACCAACCTTAGTTCTTGCAAGCGAACAACAGAGATTGACTATGAAAAATCTTTACATGCAGTATGACGGAAATGAGCCATTCATTTTCGGCGACAAAGACATGGAATTCGACGGAATCAAATGCTTGAAAACAGACGCTCCATATGTAGCTGACAAGTTACAGGTGCTCAAACACCAAATCTGGAACGAAGCACTGACATTCTGCGGGATTGAAAATAGCAATCAGGACAAGAAAGAGAGACTGGTAGCAGACGAAGTGGGAAGTAACTATGGAAACATAGAAGCACAGAGAAACGTTATGCTTAACGCACGTAGACAGGCGGCTGATAAAATCAACAGAATGTTTGGAACGAACATAGAAGTTGGATTCCGGTCAAGCCTGAATACAATGGTCAACAGCGAAAATGTTTCACGTGAAACAATCGAGGAGGTGGGCGAAGATGAGTCATTATACGACGCAAGTCAGATGGATAGTTGAAAACTACACAACTGACATGGAAGGACAGCCAATGACGGCTCGTGTAACTGCCGCACTTCCTAAGATTTTCAATTTCAGTTTCCCAATATGGACAGAACAGTACCGGGCAACACTCGAAAAGAAAATCATTATGCATTACTTTAACAAAGAGATTGGATTTGAAACCCTGGGGTTATGGAAGTTTTATCTGGAAGAGAGATTGAACCTCATCATGCCGTACTACAACAAACTGTATGAGACAGTTGCAAAAGATTTCGATTACATGACAGATGTTGACTTGACAGAAACTCACCAGGAGACAAAGACGGGCAAGGAAGATACGAAATACAATGCAACGGATACTACCAAATCTGATTTGACTGGAAAAGACACAGACAGCGGTTCTCAAAATACAAGTCGTACAACAGGAGACACGACAAATACTCTGGAATCTGACATGCCCCAGGCTAACTACGCCAATGAAGACTATGCTACCCGACTTGTTGAAGTAAAGACAAATGGCACAGACAATGCTGACACAACAACAACTAACACAAGAAACACTACGCAAAATGCAAACACGAACACAACACAGAACAGCACCAACGGTGTGACACGTAATGATACTGAAAATTACACCCACACCCGCACAGGCGTAACAGGCCGCCTTTCCTTCACTGAGTTAATGATGCAGTACAGAGACAGCCTTATAAATATAGATAACATGGTCATTGAAGAATTGCATGATTTATTCATGCTAATTTATTAAAGGAGAATTTATGGATAAAAATACAAGGATTAACGAATTCAAATTTTGGTGTCAAAAAGTATTACCCCTTGTTTATGATGATTCATTAAGCTATTATGAGGTTCTTTGCAAAATCAAAAACAGCCTTAATGAACTCATTCAAAACTTTAACGAAATACCAGGTTACATTATTGACTTAATCGAAGAATATCTTAAGTCAGATAATATCAAGGACATTATTTCTGAATTACTTTCAGACTATATCCTTAATGTAAAGTATCCCCCAAAAGGAATTACACCTGCGGTGGGTGATGGTTCGGCAGATGACACAGAAACCATTCAGGCATGTATTGATTATGCATATGATAATGGTGGAATGGCCGTTTACTTACCCTCTGGAAAATACTTGACGGGAACTCTAACACTTAAAGATGAGGTAAGTTTATTTGGCTTCGAC